CGAATGTGAGAAACGGCTGGATAAAACCACCATGAGTGCCAACCAGCTGGCAAGGAAGGCAAACGCCTTGCGGAAAGAACTTCGCGATACGGTGAAGTCTTTGCAGCCGGAAAAATATGCCGCCCTGGAGAAGGAACTGAAAGAAGTTGAGAAAGCATACGGGCAGGCCACGAAAAAGGCGGAAGGTTTCGGCGGCTCCCTTCTTTCCCTGAATAAGATAAAAACGGTTCTGGCTGGTGTGTTTGTCACTATCGGCGCAATGATAACCGGGCAGATTGTCGGCGGGCTAAGGGATGCGATCAGTACTATTATAGAGTTCGAGAAGAAAAACAGTACTTTGGCCGCTATCCTGGGAACTACGAAAAAGAGTATTAAAGATTTAACGGATGAAGCACGCCGGCTGGGTGCTACTACTTCTTATACGGCCGCACAGGTAACGGCACTTCAGATAGAGCTTGCCAAGCTGGGATTTTTCAAAGAGGATATTAAAGCGATGACGCCTTCCGTACTGAAATTCGCCAAGGCGGTGGACACGGATCTTGCCTCGGCTGCTACGCTTGCCGGTGCAACATTGCGTATTTTCAACCTTGATGCGGAAGATACGGAACGGGCACTTTCTACCATGGCAATAGGTACAACGTCTTCGGCCTTGAATTTTGAATATCTGAATAGTGCAATGTCTACCGTCGGCCCGGTTGCTAATTCTTTCGGATTCACAATCGAGGAAACGACCGCCCTTTTGGGAGCTTTGGCAAACAGCGGTTTCGATGCTTCATCGGCAGCGACGGCAACACGTAATATTTTGCTTAACCTGGCTGACAGTAGCGGCAAACTCGCGCTTGCTCTTGGCGGTCCGGTTAATAACCTGGATGATCTGATAAAGGGACTTAAAAAACTGAACAGTGAAGGAATAGACTTGAACAAGGCCCTTGAACTGACCGATAAACGTTCCGTTGCAGCGTTTAACACTTTCCTTAACGGTACCGATACCGTGCTGGCACTTTGCGACGCGGTGACAGGTGCAGAAGATGCCTTTAATGCTATGTCCGAAGAAATGGGTGATAACGTTCAAGGTGCATTAAACCGGCTAAGTTCAACTATCGAAGGGGTAGTTTTACGTTTCTATGAATCAAAGGGTATTCTCCGGGATTTAATAGACCTTGTTACGCTTATGGTGGAAGGTGTGGGAGGTATGATTGACATGTTTAATAAATGGGGTGTTGTCACTTATACCGTTACCGCTTATTTGGTTTCTTACTATGGAGGACTGAAAATCGCTACCATGTGGCACGCCCGTTTTAAAACGGCGACCCTTGCTTCGGTCGTTGCAGAGAAAGCGCACGCCGTACAGCTTTATATCAGCCGGGCGGCTACTCTGACTTATGCGGCAGCCCAGGCACTATTACACAAGAATACTACCAGATGTACCGCTGCACTCCGGTTAATGAGGATCGAACTTTTGAAGAATCCATATACGGCCCTGCTCGCATTACTCGTGGCAGCCGGGGTGGCTATTTACCAGCTTGCAAAGAAGACGGAGCAGGCTTCGGCCGCGATGAAGGCCCACCAGGAAGTCGTAAAGAAAGTGAATGAAGAATATTCCAGCCAGGAAGCAAGAATAAAAACTCTTGTAGCTGCTATCAATGACGAAAATCTTTCCAACTACACCCGTAAACAAAGGCTTGCGGAATTAAAAGAACTGATACCGGATTATAATGCGGAATTGAATGAAGAAGGCAGGCTCATTAATAACAATAAAGAGGCTATAGATCAATATTTGGTTTCCTTGGAAAAACAAATCAAGTTGAAGGCTTACCAGGAGGAACTGGAAGAATTGTACAAGAAAAAAAGGAACCTTGAAAGCCAGGAAGCAGAACAAAGTGACGCTTACTGGGACACTCGCCAGCAAAATACACTGTCAGGATATAGCCGGAACAGCCTTACCGCTAAAATAAGTCGTTTATTTGGTACGGAAAAAGAGGCTAACCAGTTAAAAGCCCTACAGACAACACAGAAGGATTTGGCCGGTATAGAATCAGCAATCGCCCAGATCAATAATGATATATTAAAAACAGAGGCGACGGCCACTTCATTAACCGGGACCAATAAAGAAAATATAAATACCGAAACATCCCTCATAAAGAAACTGGAGGCGGAAAAGAAAAAGGTTCAGGAGCAATGGGCAGAAGACAGCGAAGCGAATATCGCCAAGAAGAACAAGGAAATAGAACGTATCGACACCGAAATAAAACGTTTGAATGAATTAGGTAAAGTCAAAAAGAAAGCGGAAGCCGGGGAGTATAAAAATACAGAAACGGACGCTACATTAAAACCTCTGGAGATCGAGCACGAAAAACGTATGCTTCTTATCAAACAGAACCGGGAGAAAGAAAATAAGACGGAAGCCCAGTACATTCTCGAAGGGACGGCGGAAAATCTTCGCTATTACCGGGAACGTATCGACGCACTCCAGAAGCTGGAAGCAAAGACCCCGGCCAAAAAGAAGAAGTTACTCGATGAAATCCACAAGCTCGAAACGGAAGCCCAGGCTGCTATTTTTACGGAAACTGGTAAGCAGGAAGACGCCCGTATAAAACAGGTACAGGAGAAACGGGACGAACGGATAAAGATTGAAACCGCCTATTACAATGTCCAAAAGGACACCATGGAAAAAGCGGTATTAAACCAGAGTATAACGCAGGAAGCAGCCGACGCCTATATGCTGGAAGTTGAACAGGCACATACGGCGGAACTTCTGGAGATAAACCGTACCTATCTGGATGATGTAAACGCCCTGGAGATCACCAGCAGACAGAAGCGTATAGATACCGTTACGGAAGCGGCCGACGCCGTACGTGAAACCGAGATGCAACTATTACGTGACCGGGCGGCCATTGCTCAAAAAGTACGTGAAATAACTTCCGTTCCGGTAGGAATAATCGGTATGCAGGAAGCACACCGAAAGCAGGTTCAGGATGTAGAAACGACTTATAATGCTATAATTGAGGTGGCGAGACAGGCGGGAATCTCTGTTGTAAATTTGGAAGAACAAAAGAACAGAGAGATAAACCGATTGAATTATGAGTATCAGAACAATATTTACCAAATCCAGGCAGAAATAGGGCTTTCCTGGCAACAACAGCACGAACAGGAGCTGGCGCGCTTAAAACATCTGCACGATGAGGGATTGATAGATGAAAAGAAATATCAGACCCTTCGTTTAAAGGAAGGAAAGAAAAATGTATTGAAATATTTTCAATATTATTCCGCCCTTTCTTCTTCCATGGTAAATTCAATACAAGAAGCGGAAATCGCTTCAGTGGAAGCAAAATACGCAGTACTTATACAAGAGGCGGAAAATAACGGTGAAGATACTGCCGCCCTGGAAGAAGAGAAGGAAAATAAGAAACTGGAGATTCAGAAAAAATATGCTGATTTACAATTTGCGATGAAGTGTTCCCAGATCATAGCCGATACGGCAGTTGCCATAATGGAAACACATGCAAGTCTCGGAGGCTGGACGCCTGCCGCCATTGCGGCAGCTGCCATAATGGGGATTACCGGTGCCGCCCAACTTGCAGTTGCCGAGGTTGAACGGGAGAAGGTTAAAAACATGTCTTTAAGTAATACCACCGGCAGCAAGACCGCCACGGCCGAACGTGTTGTTTCCGGTTCTTCCGGTGGTGGATATTCGGAAGGTGGTTACACCGGTCCGGGTGGACGCTATGAAGTGGCCGGCGTAGTTCATAAGGGGGAATATGTGGTACCACAGCCGGAAATGAATAATCCTAAAGTAATCGACGCTGTTAGCACTATCGAAGCGATCAGGCGGCAGCGTACCAATGCGAACCCGTTGCCACAGAATCCGGGTGAATATGCGGAAGGCGGTTACGTTACCTCTTCTGCGGGGGATTCTTCCTACCGGGAGTTCCTGGAAGCGGCAAAGGAACTTCGCGCCTCCTGTGAGGCTATCAAATTGATAAAGGCCTATATCGTTTATCAGGATTTGGAGAAGGCCAAAGAAACTATAG